AACTACCTGCTGAGCATGTTGGTTATTATGCAGAACAAGATGCAAGACTAACATTGTTATTATGGCAAAGATTTAAACAAGAGATTCAAACACAAAGTTTAACGACTGTTTGGGAACTTGAAAAAGAATTGTTACCGATTCTTATAAAAATGCGTCAACGAGGGGTAAGAGTACAAGTGGAGTTAGCTGAACAATTACGTAAACAGATGCAACACCAAGAAAAAGAATTGCTGTTGGCAATACAAAAAGAAGCAGGAGTAGACATAGACATTTGGGCAGCACGCCAAGTTGCCATAGCTTTTGATAAGCTGAAAATAGACTACCCACGGACTGAAAAAACAAACGAGCCATCATTTACTCAAAACTGGTTGATAAATTGCAAACATAAAATTGCAAAGTTGATTGTTCAGGCTCGTGAAGTAAATAAATTTCATAATACGTTTTTATCTTCTATCATGAAATACCAGGTCAATGGAAGAATCCATGCAGAAATAAATCAATTACGCTCAGATAGTGGCGGAACTGTGTCAGGTAGATTATCGATGAGTAACCCTAATCTACAGCAAGTGCCAGCTAGAAATAAAGACTTTGGTCCTAAAATCAGGAGTCTATTTATACCAGAGGATGGCCATCAATGGGGAAGTTTTGATTATTCTCAACAAGAGCCACGAATGACGGTCCATTACGCTGCAAGTATAGGAGATGGATATGAAGGCTCAAATGAATTAGTTGAAGCTTATTCTAATGCCAGTGCAGACTTTCACCAGACTGTAGCTGATTTAGTTGGCATTGAAAGAACCCAGGCTAAAACTATTGGATTGGGTTTGATGTATGGTATGGGTAAAAATAAATTAGCTATAAGTTTAGGTTTATCTAAAGAAGAAGCAGAACAATTAATAACTAAATATAATCGTAAGGTACCTTTTGTAAAATTATTATCTGACAGATGTATGCAAACTGCATTAGATAAGGGTGTGATAAGAACAAAGAAAGGTAGAAAATGTAGATTTGATAAATGGGAAACCAGAGACTTTGGTTTACATCAAGCAGAAACTTATGACAATGCAGTAGCTAAATATGGTAGAGATAATATTAAAAGAGCATACACATACAAAGCATTGAACAGATTGATACAAGGATCTTCCGCTGATCAAACAAAACAAGCAATGATTGATTGTTATAAAGAAGGCCATTTACCAATATTGCAAATACATGATGAGTTATGTTTCAATGTAAAAGATAATCAAACAGCAAAACAAATAAAAACAATTATGGAAAGCGCAATAGAATTTAAAGTGCCTTCTGTTGCAGAATATGGTTTAGGAAGGAGTTGGGGTGGAGCAAAGTGATGTAATGTTAGGTTGGTGTGCCGGTCTATTTGATGGTGAAGGTAATGTTAATTATGCACAATACAAAGTTAAAAATAAACCCTGGAAGAAATGGAATGTAGGAATGGAAATTGCTATGATTGATTTAGAAACAATTCAAATGTTTCATAGTGTAATTCAAGAGGGAACAATACATCATAAACAAAATAGAGGCTTAGGTAGAAAACCACAATGGAGATGGAGATGCAGCCATAGACAAGCATTAAGAGTTGCAAAAAAATTAATTAAATATTCTACAACTAAAAGAGAAAAACTTTTAAAGATAATAAATCATTATGAGTTTAAAAAGGCGGCAGAATCCCTACGACAAAAGAGTAATTTTTTTCTTTAGACTAGTTAACCAGTCTTTTGTAAACCTTGTCTAGTATCAATAACACTTTGTTCATTGATCTTAACTTTAAGGTTTTTTAATTCGATATCGATCCATCGCATATCAGGTGTTACTCTACCCTGTGTTAACGCTTGGTTGGCCCATTTCGATTCCAACTGTAACTTCTTCGATACCATCTCTTGTAGTGACATCGCTGTCTACCTCCTCAAAGGTTATGTAAACTCTATCACCAAGAAAAAAGCCTTCGTCTTTAACTTTAACTTGGCCTTCGTTTACTAATTTTGAAAACTTATTTAATGCATCCTGATCATTCTCAGCCTGCAACTGATGGTCTATATAAGACTCTCTGTGACGGGCTTGGATACGATAAGTCTTCATAGGATAGTATAAGATATTTTGAGAGATTCGTCAATATTCCATCCATCATGGTCAATAGCCATACAATGACCCTCTAGGAGCGTCATAGAGCCCCCTAATTTTACGATTCTCTCTTTAAATGACCTGCCACTAGCATCTGATATATGCTTGCATGTATTAAGGTCTTTGACATCAAATTGAATGGCCTGAGCACATTTTTCCTCACCATTTAAGGTCCAACAAACGGTGCCCATTAATATATACTTTAGAATCATTCTAAGTTGTTTCTTCTTCTGGGACTACCCCTCTACAATCAAATTTCATATAGATCCCATGCTTATTAATTTCAGCTTTACCTATTTCAATAGTTTTATCAAGTGATTTTTGGTACCCATCAATCATACATTCATAGCTTGTTGGGTATAAATCCTTAAAACTGTGAGGTGGCATACAAGTATTGGCCACACTACTACACATTACTATTGTTAATAAAAATTTCATTGACTTATTATTATCTCCCATATATATAAGATTTTATGATACTAAAAAGTAAATCTAAGTTGTTTAAAGATATCATAGAAAAGATTGATGAACAATTGGATGTGACACCGGCATACGATATAGCTGGCACTCCAATGCAAGATTCTACTTGGATGTCCATGCACATTGATGCTCTTAAAGATATACAGGTCGTTGATGAGCTTGGTAAAAAACATAATCCAATAAATGAATCAGTTGCCACTACGTTAGTATTTGATGAAATACAAAACAAACAGGAGGATGAATGTTAAATTCATGGAATATATTCTCTAAGAGTCAACAAGTTAGAGAAGAGATAAGTAAACAAACGCAACCTATTTTTAAAAAAATCGAGGAAGGTATTGATGAATTAGGTCAAGAGCTCATACAATTGCGCAGAGAAAATAAGGAATTGAAAGCAGAGAATCAAGCGTTAAAATCTGCTATCAATATGACTACAGTCGAGGAGCCGTTGTTATTAACACCTGAGATGGAGGTAAAAAATGAACATAAATAAATGGAAATCTATTGCTGTAAGAATTGAAGATTATAAATTATTAAAAGGTATTTGTAAAAATAAGTTTAGAGCTCCGGGAGCAATGATATCTAAATTAATTGATAATCACGTGAAGTATGAAGCAAAGAAAAATAAAGTATCTCCCGATGCAATGAAAAAACAATTATTAAACGGAGGATAATGGCTGAGTCAACCGCAGAATATTTAAAAGTTGATTTTAGAAACAAAGGTAAAGAAGAATTTACCATAGAATATAATCAGATAACTAACGAACTTACTCTCCTGGTAAATGGTATTGTAAGAAATAAAATTAAATTAAAAGACGCTGAGCATCAATTTGAAAGGATGTTGAAAATAGCTAAGCTTAAATTTTTAAAAATGAGAGAAATACCCAAGATTCAATAACACTATATCTTGGGTATGGTACCCTGTATCCATACATTATATACTTTACATCTATGAAAAAAATTAATATAGAAGGAATCAAGATCGTTGACTGTAAAGAATGTAAATCTACCGGTTTTATCGAGGCTCCTGTCTCCAAAACCAAAGCAGCATGTATCTTCTGTAGCGGTAAAGGCTCCACGAATCACGGCCCAAATAAAGATGAAGCAACACATCAGGCAGCTTTAAAAATAGTATGGGACTTTATTGATGGCAAAGAAAAAGGATGGTATCACTGATCTAACTAAGCACATGATGGCTTGTGCTAAGTATTTACCTATATCAGATTATAAAAAAGCAACATCAGTTATATATGCATTGTTAAATGGTGTTACTTACCAGTATCCAGAATTTGGTCCACAATTTCTGAGAGACGCAAAAGATCTTAGAAACTTCTACACTAAAAATAACAAGGATGGAAAAAATAAAAGCAATGTAGTTAAGCTTAAACTTATTCAAGGTACCAAGGATGTTAATAATTTGTTATAATATGTTCATGGAAACTTTTGACAAGATAAGTGACTGGAAGCAGCTACAGGTTTTTATTAAGAATGAAAACTTAGATGGCGCAGAAATCACCTTTTTAATGGATGATATTCATAAACATTGGGAGATCGCAGACTCTTTTAATTGGGTTAATTCAAAGGAATATTATCGTGATCTACTCTCCAGACTTGTTAAAACTTATGGGCACTAATATAGCATCTGACCTCATAAACGAAAATCATCAAAACAATGAACAGAAGTTATGGCGACATGTAATTTTAAATGCCATGGAAGATGTTCGAATCAATAACGTAGATCGTAAAGCAGCATTAACTAAAATAGATGCGCATGAATGGATATGTAAATCTAAAGACTTTGAGCAGATCTGTTGGTGGGCTGGTTGGGACCCGGAAGAAATAAAAATTAGATATCGTAAAGCATTAAAAAATGCTGAGATAAAATTTAATCTGAAACATTTAAGATGGAAAGAATATAATGAACTTTTTAAAAAACATAGAGAAGAAAAAAATTTAGAGCAGAGAGCTCAGTTAAGGATGGCCTTGATCCGTGCACGTAATAACATTAGTAAAACGAAATGCATTTTTATAAGCACGATTTTTTTACAGGTTAAAGTTTAGTCATGGCGGTCTGAAAGAGAGCTTTATGAATTTATGTAATCTTTTTTTGAAGAGATACATACCATCATTATAACTTAAATAATAAAATTTGTAAATTAAAACCCTGGAGCCGAAAGGTAGACTCCAGGGAAATGATAACTAAAAATGGAATAATTTATGAAAATTAAACTGATTTATTATTACGTAATTTTTGTGTGTTTGTAAACCCCGGGCAGTCTAGATAAGGAGCTAAGATTCACCCGGGGCTTTTTTATTAACCTAGTATAAGATATGCGTAAATAATCGAAAGTCAAGGGTCGTGTACCCTAGTGTTGCATACAAGTCACAGTTGTGTTATATAAGTCACACAAGAACCACGGGCCACGATTCCTACATACCTACACCTTAGAAATAAAAAAATAAAAAATTTTATTTGTACGCAAATAGCTAGGAAACTAGGAAAAGCTAGGTAAATCAATAATTCTAGGTCAAATCAGGCTAGGAAAACACTAGGAAATTACTAGGAATTTTGGATCCAAATAGTTAGAAATAAAAAAGTCTTACAAAATATTTCTAAGCGTGAGGTATTAGAAAAAAATAATTATATGTTATTGTTGACCTGTATGCCGAAAAAAAAGAATCAATTGAAACTATCTAGTGAGTTAACTGTAAAGCAAAGAAGCTTTGTAGATATCCTGGTAAAGAACTGGGGTAAGATTTCTAAAGTTGAAGCGGCTAAACAAGCTGGCTATGAATCAAAACAAGAATATGGTCCAAGAGATATTGCGTCTAGATTAATGAATCCGGATTTAAATCCGCATGTTGTAAGATATTTTGAAAAAAGATATCAAGAAGAGTTAGATAAAAAAGAAAAAGATAAACTTAGAAAATATAATAGGTTTGATCATTT